CCAAATGAATAAGTAATATTGGTATTAATATACCATTTTTCATCTTTTCTTTTAGAAGTATCCATTTCTACTTCATAGATACCTATAGCTTCTCTTTCAGATTTAGACCATAGAGTAAATATTTCTTTTGGATATTGATTGTCTCCAATAGTAATTCCACGATTACCACTAAAGTATTTTGTAATTGATCCTGATTCTACTAATGCGAACATATTTCTCCTATGATAATGTTAATGCTTGGTTTCTACCAACTTCTAACCATTTAGATCCATTATATCTAAATACAAATACATCTCCAAGATTAGCTGTTGTTGTTAAAGTTGGAGCTGTATCACTTGCAAATTCAAATACAGCATTCCATGTTAAAGTTCTTGATCCTGTTCCATCTTGAATAACAAGTATAGATATAAATTGACCAGTAGTATTATTGGTAGGGGCAGCCATTGTTCTATTACCACCTAGTGTCAGTTTACATACATCTTGCGTAGATGCATCCCAAGCTACAGTAGCTTGATCTGTTAATGTAGATTCAGTATAATTTAATTTAGCAGACGTAATTAAATCGTCAGCTATATCTGAAGCTGTTAATGCCTTTGTAGAAGGCGATTGCCCAATATAACCCATCTTATGTTATCTCCATTATTGATAGCGTGCCTGAGAGTTTATCTGCTACAGAACAATCGATTTTTAAAACATCAGTTGTTTCTAGAACAATTTTTCCTCCCGATAATAACTCAAGTGACGATCCTGCTGGAATGCTAACATCCTTTGCAAGAATTGATATGCCATTTGCAGTATTATTATTTACAGCACGATTTGATGTATCACTATGTAATTCTACTTCTGCAGTTACTGCAGATGAATGAATATTAGTAAGTATCAAGCCTAGCACAACTGTTGTTGTTGATCCAGCAACCGTATACATTGTATATGCGGTGCCAGCACTAGCTGGTTCTGCTGCAAAATTCACTACTTTGAACGTATTTGCCATTTATTTCCCCCTATTTATTATATATTATACTGTTTTCTAACATAAAAGTCAATCATTATTTAACCTAATGCTATAGCTAATGCTGTTGGATCATCTGTTACAAATCCTGCACTAGTTAAATATGTTTTAACATCTGATAATGCTACTTGTTTCATAGTTCCAGCATCATTTGTAACTACTCTATCTGCATCTGCTAATGTTGTTGATGTAGCTGTTGTATCTCCATCTATTATATTTAATTCTGTTGCTGTTGATGTTACTCCATCTAATATATTTAATTCAGCTGTTGTAACTGTCGCACCATCTAATATCTCTAATTCTGCTTCTGATATACCTGCAGATCCAATAGTCACTGTACCTGCAAAAGTTACATTAGCACCACTAAATGTCATAGCTGTAGTAGGTGTAGATCCTGATTTAATTACTAACTCACCACTAGAATTTGTTAAACTACCAAAAGTTGTACCATCATCTTTAAGTGTAACATCTGCTCCACCTGCATCTAAAACTATATCTGCTGTAGCATCTAAAGTTATATTAGCTCCAGAATCTATTTCTGCTATAACTGGTGTAGTTAAAGTTTTGTTTGTAAGTGTATCTGTAGATACAAGAGATACTAAAGTTGAACTAGCTCCAGCTGGCAAAGTTAATGTATTAGTAACACCAGCACTATGAGCTTGAGCAATAACAATTTGACCATGTGAATTAGATTCACAGTTAAATTGAATAGCCCCTGAATTTGTATTACCTCTAACCGTTACATGACCTGTACCATTTGGTGCTAATTCTAAATCTGCATTTGAAGTGGTTACAATATCTGCACCATTCATATCAAGATTACCACCTAACTGAGGTGTTGTATCTTCTACTACATTAGATATTGCACTTGATGTAGCAAGTCCTGCTACAACTGTTGATCTTGCAATTTTTTTAAGTCCACCACCTGAAGTATCTACTGCTATAAAAACATCATCATTTGCAACTGTAGATATTTCTGATAAACTACCTGCAGCTATTGAATTAAAATTTGTTCCATCTGCAATTAATAAATTACCTGCAGTGTTAGTTCCCATAACAATATCATCACCTGTTACAGTAAGATCTCCACCAACAACTACATCACTATTAAATGTTGCTTTACCTGCTTCACTACCATCAAGAGTAAGCATAGTAATATCAGAACTATTATCAGTTCCTTTAAATATAATATCTGTATCATTTGCAGCTGCATCAATAGTAATACTACCTGAACTTGTTGTAAGATTAACTGCTGCATCACCTGCTGAAATATCATCTGCTGCTATGGCTGCTGCTGTAACACCAGTTTGAAAATATGTTTTAAATGTAGTAGCACTTGTAACTCGCATTGTACCACCATCATTATGAATAATACCATCTCCATCTGCAACTGCTGTAGTGCCAACTGTAGCTCCACCATCTATTAAATTAATCTCTGCACCTGTAGCTGTAAGAGCTGTACCATCTAAACTTAGTGTATCAATGTTAGCTGTACCATCTATATATAAATCTTTAAATTCAAGAGAAGAAGTTCCTAAGTCAATATCATTATCTGTTATAGGTACAATAGCACCATCTTGTATTCTTAATTGTTGTACTGCAGAAGAAGATACTTCTACATAAAATTCTAAATGATTATTTGTAGAGTCAACTAATACTTTATTTAAAGCATCAGCATCTCTAATAGATCCAATAGGACCACCTTCACCCGCAGTTCCGTCATGCGTGTGTCCTGTAGTTGCGTTAAATGCAGCTAATACTTGGTTAAACTCATCATTAGAATGAGCTGCAGTGATAGTATCACCTGTTGTAAAACTGGATTGTCTTGCTGAATAGCCTGCCATTATCTTCTCCCTCCTGGAGTAAATTCTAATTGAAAACCTTTAACTGAAAATGAGTCTGCACTATTTTGATCATCGATCTGTAATGCTACTGCAAATCCTGAGCCTTCTACTGATTGTCTTACTAATGGAACACCTGATGCATCATATAGTGAACTACCATATTTTGCTGCTCCATATTGTCCAGCACCACCTACACTAGGTAATGCTATCTTTGTTGGTTGTGGTGTATTTTGATCATCGTAATCATATCTAAGAGCTAAATTTGCATCAATAGAAGTTCCTTCACCTTCATAATTTAAATTAACTCTTTGCATATATTTTCTTAGACCAGGATCTCCCATTACCATATCTGGAGATCTATATACTGCTTGTATTGTTGTTGTAGTTGCACCTGTTGCAAAAGTATTTCCTGTTTCCATTTTATAAATAAAACCATCATATCCACCAAATACTTGTGTCTCAACGCTACTAATAAAATCTGAATCTGTACAAGCTGGTTTAATACCTACTATATCTGCATACTCAAATCCTATTGATCCTGTATTAGGATTATTTTTTAATACACCTATAATTCCCTTTGATGATAATTGTCCTGTAGCATCTACTGGGTAAAATAATCTGTATTGTGATTTACCTCTAATAACTATAGATGATATTCTATCCAATGTCACTTCATCAATTCTAGATTGTATTTGTCTAGATATAGATCCAAGTTCAACGTCACCAATTCTTGCCGTACCTGCAATAGTTCTTAATCCATCTGGTGCTAAAAATATAACATCACCACCAATCTCTTGAATACTACCACCGTCTCTACAGCCAATATTTCTTGTAACTTCTTGCACGGCAAATGATGCACTTGCTGTTCCAGTTAATTTATATATTCTATCTTCACAGAATATAATTAATTCATTTCTAAATACTTTTAATCCAACTACAGTAGAGTCAACTTTAAATGATCCTGCTCCACTACCTGTTGTAAAATTATCTTCCTCAAAAGGTACACTAAATATAACTTCTTGTGAATTAGTCCCACCAGCATAAAACATATGGTTTTGAAATGCTTTTACAAATTTAGGATTAGACGGAGCTGTACCACCACCTGTTGCATTTACAACATCAACTGCATAACTTGTATTAATTATTTGTGCAGCTGAATGTCCTGTTGCGATAACTAATTTATCAGTTCCATTAAAATTAAACTTTTCAAAATCATAAGCTCTAGTAGAAGTTCCAAGTCCTGTAGTTAAAGATGTCCAACTTCCAGATGTAGTTCCTCTATGTATATCACCACCCCTTGCTACAATAATTTGATCATTAAATATTATTGAACAATCTACAGTTAAACTAGAGTTACTAGATCCTTCAGGTATAATTGTACTATTATATCTAGCTGTACCACTAACACGTCTATACCCACCCTTAATATCGGGTTCAAAGTTTTGTAAGATTAATGCTTCACCTGGTTGCATAGAGAACACATCTTTGTTCAATGTTAAACCACCCGCACAACTTACAACAAATGGGGATATTAAATCT